GATCTTACCCATTATACTCTATCTCCCATCATTGCGTCATTAATCTCAGCAGACATCATACACTCATGCTCATCTTCCTCCATCTCAGAGGCAGCATCATACGCAAATTTGTAAGTGTAACGCTTAACAGCAAGTTGCCCAAGAGCAGACTCGATAGCATCCCAATCATAAGCATACTCTGCTCTTTTGAGACGATCTTCTAGTTCAGATACTTGATATGCAAAAGTTTCTACAACAGGAAAAAGTTGAGTTGAAGTGGTACAGTTGCGAATAATTGTGATGTCGTGGTTTAATGTCATTTGCCTATCTCCTCATTTTCTGTAAACAGTATATCAAATATAGGGCTAAAACGCAAGAAGGGAGTGAACTACGTTTGTTCACTCCCTCCACGAGCATTTAGATCGTGATGATCAATCAATAGGATCAACTCCGTGCCAGACAAGGTGTAAGGTGCGCTCCCCACATTGGCTTGTTGAATCTAGCTTGAGATTTTGCTTTCTCCTTGGTTATATGCACGTTAGTGTGCAATTCGTGTATAAAGTCGGAACTAAACACACTGACCTGTCTGGTAGGCTAAACCCTTGGTTGTCTGGTTAGGCCAACCTAGAAGCCTCTTAGACACCGACTACTCCGAATAGTCAGTATCCGTTTGATGATGATGATGACAGCCACCAGCCTCGCCTGTCACCGTGAAGGCACGATACACCGTGTGATTCCTTCCCCGACTCTCAGTTAGTTTATCCACACTGAGACACTGTGGCGGGGGTAGCTAACCCCCTTTACAGAGCAGAGCCTGGTTATATACCCAGGATGCAGGTTGGCGCTTGTAGTATCGAATTAACTGCATACCAACCGATGAGTTAAACTAAATACCCGACCCTACCGAAGTAGTTTGTTACATAGTGCTACGCGCGCACAGCCTGGTATTTGTTTTTTCTACTCAGCCTTGCAACGCTTTACAGCCAACGGCACTGAGTAGATAGTAGTAGGTCTTAGTGTGCTACTACACCCATCAACCGAGTTAGAGCAGACTTTGTAGCCCCCTCAAACCCAGAAACATCGAAGCCTTGAGCTTCAATATCACGCAGGATTTCTTTCTTAGAAGGACCATCCTGCTTTGCGGCAGACTTTTTAGGAGATGCCACATATGCTCCCTCGCGAACGAGCTTTGAACGAACAGAACGTACAGTTTTGTCCATTGTTTCAGCAATCTGGTCAAGACCATCGTTGCCGAGTTCATTATACATTTCGATCATAGTATCGACCATCTCCGCAGTATAATTTGCAGATTTTAGAGTAGCTTCAGCCATAATTCACCTCGATTAGCTCTGAAACGTGATGGCAATAGTCAGAGGCATTGCCGTTCCCTCATTTTGTAAAATAATATTAACAAATAAATAACTTGTAAGCAATTCAAAAATCATGGGGAAGACTGTGTTCTCTACTAGCGAAGGTTATTTTGAATGGCGCCTAGTGCTTAACACATCGTGGGCTTTTCTTGCGTTCGATACTGACAGGACTTCCCCTGAGACTTTGCGGAGGGTTTTTTAGTGAAGGTTATCCCTTACCTCAACTTCTGAAAACAGTTTATTAAATTTTTAGCCAGAAAGCAACTCTTTTGTGAAAATGTCAAACAGCAACTGTGCAAATAAGTTGTTCTCACATTCATCCATATGATTGAATACTTTTTTCTTTGTTACGTAGTTCTTTTGTGTATTAAAAATAGTGCTTATAGGTTTTGATAATGTGTAACCATGTATGAATTTGAAACGGTTTTTAAAACCAAAACAGTGTATAATCTTAGACTTTGACTTGCTTAAAACTTCTTTATCAAACCAATATAAATCTCTATATGCTCTTCTCTCTGCCCATTGAAAATCATGTAACTTTTCATAGTAGAGTGAACCAATTAAGTGATATTCTGATGTATCTTTCCTTGTTTCACAGACTGCCATATTGAGGTCGTCATGCTGAGAATGGTAAATTCTATGTTCTTCTGTCCAACAAAATACTGTGTAATCTACATTTGGATTAAATGTAATAATAGCGTGTTCTTGTGAGGAACCTTGTTTACCTTTTGTTACAATTTTAGCGTCAAGTAGTTTTGATAAGGTAGATAAGTAACCCTCTTCACAATCACAAAAAGAATCACCACAAAATTGAATTGTTTTTTGAAATTCCAACACAGCCCCCACACCCGCCTGTTGAATGAGCCTTCTTCAAACGAGTGAAAGAGATTGACTTTGACTACCCCCGTTGGTAGAAAAAGAACTCAATACCCAAAGCAAGACCCTTACCGTTTCGGGGAGCTACAACACGTCGCTGGTAGGCGACAGGCGACGGGAGCTCACCCAGAAAGAGGTGGGGATGTTTTTTACATCGTTTCCCCTTGCCCCTCAGAGCCGATGGCACGGTTGCGCGTTGTGCAATGCGCCTACTCTGGATATATTTACAAGCATCGAGTAGGTCTGGCTTGGGAGTCGCAAGTGGTGCCTCACTTACTTTATCGCAGTAAACGGCTTCTTTCACCCATGAGCGTGGGACAGATAAGTTACAGGCTGAGACGCTTTCCGTGACTCCGTTGGATCATTAACCGAATTTAACTTGCGCAGTGCTTTCCACAAGGGTAGCAGTGCCTGCTCGGAGGATGATGCCTCAACTCATCTTGTATATACATAATATCGAAAAATTTAGAAAAGAGCAACAGCAAAGTGAAATTTTTAAGAGTTGCTCGACTTATTTATTTATGGTTTTTAACCATCTCTTGGTAGCGCAAAACTACCTTCTCGTCTCTCAGATGACAACCTGTAAAAAGCCATATGAAACGCTCTTTCCAACTTGCTTTGTGTGCTTTACCGTTAGGTTCAATCACTTTAAGAGTAAAAAACTTGCTTATCATAGATTTGCTCCTTTTTTGTTCAAGAGATTAAATATATCTGAAATTAGAGCAGGAGGCAATTTCAAAAATAATTCAAATCCTTATCAAGCTGTACTTAATCATCCTTTTTATTGACAGGTAACCCAGTTGAAATTCTAAGTTTACGTTTAAGTTTCTTAAACTTTTCTTTAAGTTTAATGCGCTTTCTAGATTCATAAACTTTGTTTTGCATTTTAGGGTCAAAGTAATCTTGAATAGGATGAGATCCGCTACGATTTTTCAACAACAGCCTCCACTAACATCTCTCTTAGTTTTTCAATCTCAAGATTTTTTAGTTCTATTTTGATGTAAGATTCCTGCAGCAGACTTTGCAACTCATTCACGTTATATTTTAGTATTGATTCTGTAGACATTGTTTTTCCCTGACTTGTTTGGCCGGGGTTGTATGACGCTCTATAAGTCATTTATACCTCCTATGACTCTACAAAGGCACGCTCAAGTACAAAAGTTCCAGGTTCGTTGCGAGTGCCTTCAACAAACCTCCTATCTTCAAGTATATTTTTCATATCTTCATTAAAACTCATGTTACCACAAATCATAATACGAGAATTATCGGGACTGATATATTTCATAATTTTGTCTGTTTGAATCATAGTAGTAATTCTTTCATTATTTGCCCACGGTTCTTGTGTTACTATAGGAATATAAAGTATGTCTGCTTCTTCTCCTAAAAACTCATCAAATGCTTGTAAATCTGTTTTGTGTGAAACAGACCAAACAACAAAAATACAATCAAACTGCTCATAAGTAAAAGGATCGCGTAAAATACTGATAAAAGGTGCTATACCTGTACCAGTAGCAAAAAGCCAGAGATTAGTGCCATTTTCATGTGGTGTGAAATTAGTCATAAGTAAAGAACCAGTTGGTTTCTTACCTATCATGAGTTCGTCACCAACTTCCATTTTAGATAGTTGAGAAGTGAATGCTCCATCAGAAACATTTATCGAGTAAAACTCTAAATATTCATCATAAGGACTGGATGTATATGAATAAGCCCTTTTTAACTTACCATCTAGAGTGATCATATTAAATTCTCCTGCTGTAAATCTGTGAGACGCAGGACGCTCAGTTCTAAAACGGAATAGTTGATCGGTATAATGATGTATATCAGTTATAAGTACTTGATCGAATGCCATCAAAAGTCAATCTGTCCAAGCCCTGAACCAAAGGGTGAGCCATGTTTAATATTGTGATGAGCGTGTTGATTTTTCTCATCTTCATAAGGACAGCCTTTAATATTACAAGGCCAAACAGCTGGTTCTCCTCCACTAGCACTCCACATATTAATTGTACAGACAGAACACTTGCCTACAACTTCTCCAAAATCTTTTTTAGCCACAATCAAATATCCCCATAACATAATTTTCTGCACAATCTTCAGCGTAACGCTCACTATGTTCGTACAGTGGTCGTTTTTCTACTAAACCATCTTGTAGGTACATAGTAACATAGAATCCTTCTTCATTTTTACCTACATGAGCAATTCTATCTTTATATTCACCATCTCCCCAATAAGTACTAATTATCATCTTCATCCTCCGAGTCATAGTTTATGGCAGGCAGTTCAATTTCATTAATTTTTATACAGTCTGCAAGTTCGTCTGTGGTCATGTACTTAATCAATGATGTTACAAGATAATATGGTTCTACCCACCCATCTTCCATACCTTCGATAATTTGATCTCTAATGTCCATTAATTTTTATCCCATGAATGTTCACTGTAAACAAGAAAACCTATACCACCTAATTCATTCCATTTTTTAATTGTCCACCGTTTATCATCATATAAAACGTCTCCTGGTTGACAATAAGGAAGTTTATCTTTAGACTGCTCGACCACAATAATATCTTCACTCCTAAAACCGAACTGATTTAGCCAGAAGTGTTTATTTTCGATCACAGTATTAATGTGTTCTTTCTTGTAGTGTGAACCTCTTGCAGTAAGAATCTTCATGTCATTTTCTTTATAGTACATAGCTCTAAAGAATTGCATATTAGAAGTAGGAGGTGAAGTCCTAAAAATCTGAGTGTAGTTTTTAGCCATAAACTTTTCCAATTTACCTGGCTCACCAAACAATTCACCTTCCCATCCTAGTGCTTGAAGACCTACATAAAAGTCTGCGATTACACCGTCAACGTCTAAATAAATCACTCAGACTTCTCCTGCTCTTCCGCGTAAAGACGCTCTTCTTCTAAGTATTCTTCCATCCACTCGGAGACTCCATACTCGTCATCAAGATCATCCCCAATACATTCACGTAACTCAGTAGGAGTCTCACAGTGTGCATAGTCAATATGCTTATTACCTTCATCAGAGTTATATGCCCCTACAAAACACATACCAGGCTCATAGTAAGTAGCTTCTACATAAATACCTTGCTCATGTGCGGCGTCGTATACACCAATAGGAGGACCCCATGCAGTATCGAAAGTCATCACTACATTTAGATCATCTACCCAATTCATATCAATGATGTTGGCGTCCCACTTAGTACCCCATGCTTCGACACGAGACCAGTACCACGAATCTTGATCCCATACTTCAGGAACAAAGAAACCAAAGAATGACCAGTCGTCATCATCTGCTTCTTTTTTCATGTGCTGGAAAAGTTCGTTAGCTTCTTCTTTTGTGGGAAAAGTGAGGGTTAGATTGTTATTACACCAATTTGGCATTGCCTACTCCATATATCTGGTTAAATCTTTATCTTTGATTAATATAACAAATATGACAGTAAAAGGCAAATAGAAAGAAGACGCAAGTGTGGCGTAAGACCTAAGAAACTCCGTTTCATCACTAGCTCCCTACGGTCGCACAACTAAACGATAGCCTGTGCCGCGCTGTTCGCCAGCGTTCATATCGTTATACAACTTGCACACATAAATTAGCATGAATGCTGAGTATGTGCAAGTTCAAATTTTTTCGAATAACAATCCACGACGATACCATCCTGACTCGTTAGCCGGTCGTGTATCTCTCCAAGGCCAACACGCTTGGTGAACTAAACGTAAGTGTGGACATGCAGAAATCAACTGTTCGTGGTGAATTGTAGCTTCGTTCGCAGTGGTTTGGTCTGCTCTCCAACACTCTGGAACTGAACGATGAAGGTGAGACTGAGCATCTACATGAATAGTACAAAAATACTTTGAGTTGATCTGCTGTGTCCAAGCAGAAAACCACTGAATAGGATTGTCAATAAGAGTTAGTACAGAACACATAAAAACTAAATTCCACGTAGATGAGTATATATCTGGCTCCTCAATGTGCGCATAATCTGACCCAAGTAACTTATAAGCTTGCTGTCTCATAAATAATTGAGCATCCCATACAGCCACACTCTTTGCCACTGAGCGCAGTATAGGAGCCACCTGCCCATACCCACATCCAAAATCAAGAACTGAACCATCAACACACGCAGGATGATTTAAAAGAAAGTTAACCTTATCAAACTGTTCTAACACTGCCTCTGTTGAGTAGTTTCGGCGTCGCCAGTATGCTTGAGTGATGCTTACATAAGTTTTGTGATCAATCATCATTTTTTTAAGATTGCAGTGATTGAAGTGGTTCCAACTAACCATCGATGTGCGCTCGTAATTTCATCATCAAGCTCGACATCACAGCCTGTCTCATG